TCACTTTCCGTGCCAGCGAATTGGTTACCAAGACCGACGATGGCGGAGGCCAGCCGGTCAACATTCTGTATGGGAGTCTGGGTGACCACAGTGAGCCGTCCCAGGGCCGTGGCCGAATCCTCCACAGACAGGTTGGTGGAGACGCTCATCCGAGCCACGGTCTCCTCAAATTTGACGATATTCGCCACCCCCGTAATGTTAAGCTCACCGGCAATCTTCCCGATCTGGTTCAGGGCGTTTACGCTAAGTGGTATCGACAAGGCTAGATCACGGTTCGCCCTCTCCAACCTCCTGAACTCGGCCTCCGTCAGGTCCATGGTCTTTCGAATGCCCGCGAACGAATTCTCGAAATCGATCGCCGCCCCAATCACCCCACGCGTAACAACCCCAACGATGTAGGCACCAGCGGCAAATGCCGCCATCCGGATTACCATCCCCCGTATGACGGAACTCATCCTATGGAGCTCTGAGGTTGCCTTCGTGGTCTTTTTCCCCATAGTCTCCACAGCAACCCCAGCAGAGGCGGCAGCCGAAGCCGCCGCAACGCTCGCCGTAGCCATTTTCGTTTGGGTCCCGGCGAACGCCGGGCCGGGGAAGAGGGTTAGCTGCCGTCCAAAGTCCCTCGACGCTCCCGCCGCCACCTGCTGCGACCCCGCGAACCGCCCAAGAGCGTTGCGTGTCTGAGTTATCTGGCGGCCTTGCCGCTGGAAGGTCGTAGCGAGGAGTTCTTGACCCGTTACGAATCGATTAGTGCCCGTGGTGACAAACGACAGTTGATGTCCATAACCAGCCATCTGCGCCTGGGCTACCCCCACCGACCGATCCAGGGTCCCAATCGACGCGGCAACACGATTAACCTGAGCTGAGGCCGCATCCAGGGCCTGGATCGCTATAGTGATATCCCCGGCAGACGCCCCACGAACCATCTATTTGAGAGCCTTCGACTCCCGCTCCCGCTGGCGTACCGACGTTCGTATGGCCAGCTGGAGCTCCATCATTGGGAGTCCTCTGGGGAGTTCAGAGGGGAGTCTATGGAGGGTCTCGGTGCAGTAGAGGGTGACAAGCTCGTAGAGGGGGTTTCGGTTAAAAAAGCGTCGAGGCCGCCGGTTGCCAGTAGGCCGCTGATCTCCATGATACGGGTAGCCACCCCAAGGACTATCAAGGCCGAGGAGGTTCCCAGCAGGCTGAGATCAGCCACCCCCAACCGCGGATTTATTACCCCGGCCAGGAAGATACGCTTCATCTTCCCGCTGACATCATCGCCTTCCCCACTGTCCGACCGGAGAGATATCATGGCCTCGTCCGCATCGAGGCCCCGAATCCGAATCACCCCGCCATTCGGCAGGACATAATCTTCCTCCGGAAGACGCATCCGTTCAAATAGTTCATCTTTGTCTAAGTAGCGGACGCCGCCCGCTGGCTCATCCATGACATCCTTCGTCCTTTCACTACCAGTGCTCTGTGGCTGTGGCCGTCAGCTATGAAATCGGTCCAGATCGAACCTTCGGCCCGCACAATACCGATGCCCATGTTAAGTCGTAGCGATACCTCACGCCCCCTTTCCTTAAAGAGATCAGGATATAGTTTATAACGCTCGGCCTCCATCCGAAAGTCGGCGGACCAGCCTATCACCACCCATTTATACACCAACCCCGCTTTACAACCACCCACCCACACCTCGCCTACCTCACCCCGGAGGCGGACACCGCCCGCCTCCTTGAGACTATCAAGCATTACGGGTGCTTGAAGGTCACGGTGCCGGAGGGCCGGATGCTCCAGTTCAGGGTCGCGAAATCGTCGAACGGGTAAGCGTTCTCATCAACGCTAACGTACCCGCGCCCGTAGAAGTACGCCGTCGCGACATCGGATTTGGGATAGATGTAGAAGTACCCCTGGACCTTGCTGATGGCATCGTCGATGATCCGGGGAACGGAATCGTCGTAAAGGCCCGTAATCGTCACGGCGAACCGACTGAACGTCGGCGACTCCGACCGGAAGAGGTCCCCGTGGACCGTATCGTCCACGAAGTCAGACCCCATATCGATGGAGATGTTACGGTGCTCAGCCACGTTGCCAGGGGAGACGGTCGAGCCCCAGTAAACGGTGGCGTCACGGCTCTGCACAGTGGCCATATTTACCTCCTAGGCGGCCAGCTCTAGAAGCTGCCGCATTCTGGACTCGGCTGTGTGCGGAAGCACCGCTTCACGTTGCGCAATGGCAGCAGCTCTTAGGTCATTGGGTCCCATCTCCAAGGCGGACCGGACCAGGCGCTCTAGCTCCTGTGGGGTCCGGAAGACCGGGACCGTTGACCCAAAGATTGCCTCTAATTCCGGCCTGTAATCGGACACCTGATAGGCTTGACAGGCGGCCAATTCATAGGTCCGGGGTCCTACCGAGTACGCTTCTCCTTCATCAAGCATCTCTCCCATCCCGTAATAACGCTCCGTCCGATGTAGACTCAACGCCACGCTAGTACCCCTATAGATGCGCGACGAGAACTCATTATCAATCAGGCGTCTGCGGACAAACGGCTGGAGGGGGGACTCATCTTTAAGGTCTTCCCACAACCCGTACAGCCGCAAATCGATACCTGACCAATCCACCTGTTCCAGAAACTTTTGCCTCTCTGGGAAGCCACTTCCCACGAACGACACGTGTTGATGGCCCCGTGTTGGGCCACGGCCAGGGAAATGACGTGTCGGATCGTAGCAATGAGGAAGGTAGAACGTTCGCTCGTTGTACATCCGGTATTGCGTCAGGCTATTCCAGTCGTTCACGAAGCATACGTCAAACTTAGCCGCCTGCGTACGTGCCCAGGTTCCATCCTCGTAGGGGCACTCCGTGAAATAAGCCCACACCTTGAATCCATCCTTGCGCATCATTTCAACCATGCTCATCGGAAAGTACATGGGAGAAATAATGTAGATCACATCGACCTCATGCCAGTGGGCGGCTCCAAAGACCGGCTCCGCCGCTAGCACGTTTGCAGCCCACCCACGGGGTACAGACCCTATCTTCTCCTCCATCCACACGGTAAACTGATGGAAGATATTAAGACGAGATAACACGTCGTAGCTCACCACGTTCTCACCGAGCACGAGTTTTAGTCCATTCAGGTGCGCCCGGTACACGTCGCGGGTCGAAAACGCATGTGGACTAGAGACGATCATGACCTTCATTCGATTACCCCTAGACCACAGTGGGCTCCTGGAATCGAATCCAGTCGAAGAATCGTGAATCCACCTAACAGGCAGGTGGACAATGCCTCTTCGCTAAATCGCCAATAGTCCGGCGGGTGATGATGTACGAACTCAAACCTCGGGACACTGAGCATTAGCCGTCCCCCTCGACGTAGCAGCATCCGTATCTTGTACAATGTCACCCAGAAGGCCGGGTCATGCTCCAAGGTCTCCAGGCAGACGACATCATCGATCTTACCACGTAGAGTTTGGTGTGACAAGTCATGAGCGTCCATCTGTAGGTCCACCCCAGGGCCAGGTATCCGATCAATACCCAGATAGGACTGTGCCTCGGAGAACAGATCACGCACTCCCCCATTCACGTCCAGACTACCGATCTCTAACACCCGCCTATCAACGAACGGGAACATTCCCACGGTTTCCGCTACCCATTGACGGACGTAGGGTGTCATGACACTTTCTCCAGCGTGACCCCCAGGATATCATTGAAACCCAGGCGCTCGCGCCGCTGGAGAAGCCAGGGTTTGATGCCATATAACTCACGGTGATCGTCGAATTTGCCACCTCGTACGAAATAATCGAAGGTGCTTGAAACGAAGAACGACACGTGCGTTGGGTCGGCCATGGCCCCCTCGGAGGGAAAAATTGGCACTTCGATGTCCATCTCCCCCCCATACCGGAGAAGACGCCAACATTCGTTCATAAGCGGAATGAGACTCTCCCGTGGGATATGCTCTAGGATGTGATGAGCCTTAATGATCTTAAAGACCCCTCCCCGAAACGGAAGGCTCATCACATCGCAGAACACATCCGGTCGTCCGGCCCGGTCTACCCGGACAAAGCCCTCAGCCTGGTCGTTACCAGCCCCTAGGTTAAGCTTCATCCCTACCCTCGGCGTCCACCGCGCCGGTCCGGGCCAGGCACCGGCTACAGCGGTGATTCCCATGCGCCTCGGCCTCATCCGGCCCAGAGAATGGAATATACCACTTGCTGTCCTTGAAGCAGGGACCCCCCGTACGGTGGGCCACCCCGTCCGTGTCCACGACCACCGTGAACCCAGCGTCAAGAGTATCCTGCTGGTGACTCATGTCTTACTTTCCTCCAAAACAACCGTCATACGGACGTGCAGATCAGCCGAGAACTCACTTCCTGCGGCCTCGAACAATGGGCTAAAGTTTACCTCCGAACTACCAACACCTAGATTGTAACCTGAGGTCAGATCGCCGGCCTCTGCCAGTAGTTCCACAATCATCCTGGCGTTACGGTACATCTTCTTCCGTAGGTTGTCAAGGTCCTGATCCTTCACAAGCATTCCTACCAGAAGGCTATGTTCGGCTGTAATTTTTGGCCCCCGCCAGTGATAGGATGGTGTTGATTCGACCAGAACGATACCAACCGGCCAGGATTGCACCGCCCCCAGCACCTTTTCGCTCGTGGCCCAGCTAGACGGCTCCTCCAAGAGCGTATCTGCGTACTCCGTATTAAGGACCGCGATTTTGGCCGCGTCGTTCGCGGTCAGATAAGCTGCCACCTCATTAACCAACTGCTCGGCAAGCTTCCAAGCCATCAGACAAACCGCCCGGTGATCAAACTGCGGGCCTGGCTAACCCGGCGACCACGCCGCATGAACACACTAGTGATTATCTCACCGATGAACTTACGAGCCTCCTCGATGATAAACCGCTGATCTTCCGCCATCAAAACTAACGGCGGACGAGCAGGCATCCAGGTGGTCCCCGTAACGTGGAATGGCAGATAAGGCACCCTCGATCCGAACCAGAATTCGGATCGTCGATGACGCTCGACGTGATCAGGATGCCGCACTCCCGCCAGACTGAGAAACATCCGCTGACTAAGAACCAAGAGCGGACTCCCAGGGGCATTCTTAAATTTCCACAGGGCGTACTTTGGGGACAATGGCGCCCATTTTCCTGATCCGGACTCTACCCCCTCCGTGGAGAATGCTAGAAACACTTTCTGTCGTAAGAAGAGGCTCATGCGGGTCCAGAACGGCTTCCAATCCTTAATCTCATCCGCCACCTCGCGCAAGCTGGCCTGGACCTGCCGCGTCCCCG